TGAGCAGTTGTTAAGCGCTGGGAAAACAATCTTTTGCTCATCTGAACAATTCATACAGACAATGATAAAGAAACACAAATTTAGAGAAGTAGGATGCAAATATGTATGTGACTCATGGAAAATGAAAGTGAAAGGTTCATTCATCAGAACTAACACACAAAATTTTGAACTAATAGAAGAAGAAGGGTATAAGGTGCAAGACGTGGATGATTATGAGATCAGAACTGTAGAAACTGTTGACTGTCATTTAAAGTTATTAGAGTGGTCAGATGCATTCATTTTTGAAGCCATTAAACATAGAGGGCAAACATATTTATTTGACAGAGCAAGTATGGCTATGTGCGTGTGGTCAAAAACCGGGGGTGCTAATTTCTTCAAACATCAATTAACATCTATAGGGAAACATACAGTTTCAGAAGATAAATGGAACTTAACTTCAAAGAAACAGCCAGACAAAGTGATCAAAGATGATCCAATTTATGAAACATTGTACAGTCTAAACACTGATAAAATGGGGAAAACCAATAAAGATGTTGGGTCAAAGATAACTTTTGGGGTGGATGAGAATGAAGAAGATGACGGCGTTTATTACAACAGCGAACCTGAAGTGATACCTGAAGTATGTTTTGAAAGGAAAAATTGGTTTGAACCAGATTATTATGAAGATTTTAACACCGAAGACATAATAACATTGTGGGAAAGTAAAGACTTGACTTTTCTAGTACAAATTTTATCAAACAATTCTCTAAGAGCTTACAGAGCAAGGACACAACCAAATGAAATCAAAATAATACAAAAATGGTTTATGACTAAATACCCAAAAATGACAAGACCATACATTCAAAAAATAGCATTTGAAGATATAAACTCTATAACTTACAGGTTGTACGGGTTTCAAAATGTGAGACAAATACCAATTAAGAGTTATTTCCGTGAAGCAATTGCTACTTTAAAGGAATACTGCATTGAGAATTTTAGAACAAGAATCAGTGAGTTCATGGAAGACAGCATAAGTTACAACCCAACAGAAACAGCAGAATGGGTTGCTAAATCGAAAATGCCGAAAAGAGTGAAAAATGAATTAATTAAAATGTTAAGTATGGAGTTGAACTCCAAGGACATAAGTGACGTGAACATACACATGAAGATGGAAGCAATTTTTAAAAAAGACACTTGGTTCAATATTGCCAACCAGAAAAACAGAATCATAGTGTGGCAGAGAAAGGCAGTGGCAGCAATATTCTCACCAATTTTTAAAAAACTTAAAGACAGGTTAAAATCAATTTTAAATGATAGAACTGTCTATACAGACGGGCTAACACCAAGTGACATCTCAAAAATAATGAGGTGCTGCAAGAAAACAAAAGGATTCTTCGAAAATGATTGTCAGAAACAAGACAGACAGACAGATGATGATTTGTTAAAAACTGAAATGCACATTTATGCCTTTTTAGGTATGGACCCTTCAGCTTTAAGATGGTACGGGAAAATACATGGTAAATGGAGGTTTAAATCAGTACACGCCTGGGGTTGGCAAAGATCGAAAAGACAAACTGGTTCAGTGACAACTGCAATAGGGAATGTAATAACAAATTTCCAAGTGCACAGAAGGTTTATTAAAAAGAACAAACATAAAATAATGCTAACACTATTATTAGGTGATGACAATTGCATGGTGTGTTCAGACAAAATAGATATGTCAAAACTGAAATCAGAAATAAAATTGAGGTATAACATGTTGTGTGACCCTGTGTACACTGAGAACGA